TCCTTGAAGATGCTATTGATATTAGAGAAATTAAAAATTTAACATTAGCTAATCAAGTTTTAAAATATAAAAGAATAAAGAAACAACAAGCTGATCAAGAAGCTCAGATGGCTAATATACAAGCTCAAACTGAATCTAATACTCAAGCAGCTGAAAACGCAGCAATGTCTGATGTTCAAAAAGCTCAAGCTTTAAATGAAACAAATGTACAGTTTGAAAAAGCTAAATCTGATTTTGAAATACAAAGAATGCAGACTGAAGCTCAAATACAAGAGCAACAAATGGCTAGACAGTTTGAATATGATATGAAACTTAAGCAAGCTGAATTACAAAATGCCAAAGCAAAAGAAAAAGAAATAGAAGATAGAAAAGACGAAAGAACAAGAATACAAGCAACTCAGCAATCTCAAATGATAAATCAAAGACAAAATGATTTATTACCAACAGATTTTGAACAACAAAATTTAGGAATAGACGAAATATCCTAAAATTACTAATTATTATTATATTATATTATGTCAGAAACAAAAGAAAAAGCTGGAAAGCTTAAGGTTAAAAGACCTAAAAAGCTAGTAACAAATGATGAACCTATAAAAGTAGATTTGTCAAAAAAAGAAGAAAACATAGAACAACAAGATGCCATTCAAGTCGGAGAAACAAAAGAATTACCTGATGATAAATCATCCGGAGATATACCGAAGGTGGAAATTAAAGGAGGAGAACCCGATCAAGAGTCCGCTCCCGTTGTTGAAGCTCAAGAAGAGCAAAAAGAAGAATCGCCTATAATAGAAGAAATAATCGAAGAACCTGAAAAGGAAGAAGAGGTTGTTGAAATAGGTGAAAAAATGGAACAACAAGATAAACCCGAAGCGGTTATATCACAAGAAGTTCCAAAAGAAGATATTCCTACGTTACCTGAAAACATTGTTAAAGTTGTAGACTTTATGAATGAAACAGGTGGAACATTAGAAGATTATGTAAGATTAAATCATGATTATTCAAACGTAGACAATGATACTTTATTAAGAGAGTATTATAAGCAAACGAAATCGCATTTAGACTCAGAAGAAATTAATTTTTTAATTGAAGATAATTTTTCATGGGACGAAGATGTTGATGAACCGCGAGCTGTGCGTAAAGCAAAGCTTGCATATAAAGAAGAGGTTGCAAAAGCCAAACAGCATTTAGAAGGTTTAAAAAGTAAGTATTATCAGGAAATCAAGTTGAATCCTGGCGTTACTCAAGAACAGAAAAAAGCTATGGACTTTTTCAATCGCTACAGTGAAGAACAACAAGTAGCAGAAAAGCAACACGAAACATTTAAGTCCAATACTAAAGAATATTTTGGTCCCGAGTTCAAAGGTTTTGATTTTTCGGTAGGAGAAAAAAAGTTTAGATATGGAATAAAAAATGTTAATGAAGTTGCTGATGCCCAGTCTAATATTACCAACACCATTAAGAAGTTCTTAGATAAAGAAGGTAATGTTAAAGATGTTAAAGGTTATCATAAAGCTATTTACGCTGCTGATCATGCTGATACTATTGCTCAACATTTTTACGAGCAAGGCAAAGCAGATGCAATA